GATTGATATTCTGCCATTGCGTAGTGCTGAACCGCGATGGGAAGATAACGCCCGTACTTGCGCTTTCTGCCGTTGCCGTTCCCAATACATTGCTCTCGCTTTGCTTTACTCTTATATAGTTACTGCCGTCTAAATCTACAAGCAAATAACTGATTGATGTTGCGCCTTCAATATCCACCCAATCCGTGCCGTTGCTACTGCGTTGCCATTGCCACGCTCTTGTCGGCGTAGGGCTTCCCGTAACCGCTGCGGGAACCGCAAGTAAGGTGTACCATACCGCTTCCGTACCGCTGATGGTTGGAATGCCCACAATAGTAGGTGCGCTTGAGCCTTCGGGAATGACAAGCAACTGCCCCGCGTTATTTACTACAATAGTAAAAACGCTTCCGTCTTGCGACTGCATATCAAACGAGGTGCGTGTGCGATTCACATAAGTAACCAAATCCGACTGATCAGTTATTTCACCTGTAATGCTTCCCCACGATCCACCACCACTAAGACCGTTACTTACTGTAACAGCCATAGGTGATTGGTTTTCTAAAGTTACACCTATATTGTCTTGCTGAGTTATATTAACTTGATTAGCAGTAACGTTTTGTAACGACACAGATATATTATCACCTTGAGTAACTGTAACTTCATTAGCCACAGCATTCTCTAAAGTGATAACAGGAGGCTCCTGCTTCTGTATAGTGACTTGGTTACCCTCAGTCAAATTAATAATTACACTCATTCAGTAACGTCACCTTGTATCTCAAACAAGCCGCCTAACCAAGTGCTTACATCACCTGTAGCAATCTCTGTAGTCTGCAAGTCATAACGATAAACACCCGCCTTAACGTTCATAGCAGATGCAGATTTTTGCATAAGTAGGTTACCTAATGCATCACCTGTAAAGTCGCTATTTTCAAAAGTAAGCAATATATTAGTAGAGGTTTCAGTAGCTCTTACTTGAGCTTTGAAGCTATAACCTGTAAGGTTTATAGGGTTGCTGTCTCCGTCTACCCAATCCATATTAAGCTTAAACGTGTCGTTCTTCATACACGTTATATCAAGGTCTTCCTTAACTACTAAATTTACACTTGCCATTACTCTTCTATTTCTTCAATTACGGGAATCATATCTGGATTAGCCTCATAGCAAGCTGCTGTATATTCTGCTGCTGCTTTAGCACCAAATCCGTGTAGACCTACTGGCTCACACCAAATCATATTGTTGCTCCAAGAGCTTTCTGCTACACCATCCCATAGCACATCAACGTGCCAATTAGAGGATAGTACAGGAGCTGTAAGCTCGTTACCTTCTTCATCGTATGTTCCTTCTTGAAGGACGATGTTACCAAGCTGTACTATGCAGTGGTTGTGTGTAGGGTTGCCTTCCTCGTCAACTCCTAAGGAATTAATTTTTGTGGTTGCAGCACCTTTGCTGCCAAACTCGTATTTACGAAATTGTCTCATTTTATAGTGTTGTTAAATCTATACATTCTTGGTCAGTAAGTGCTACTGGAAATAGTAATGTTTGTTTAATATTCCCTGAGAATTTTTGAGATGAAATTGAATTTGCCTCATTCCCATATCTTAACCTATTTAACCCTGTTGGCGTTGTTGAAGATTCTTCTCCAATCTTTGTTCCATTAATAAATAGTGCGTGGCTTCCATCTTGATGCTTTGCAATCACTTTGTAATTTGTGCCTACAGATAAAACATTTGATGCCTGTATAACTGTTTGGGCACTACCGTTAGCATTTAGTAATAGAAGTACACCACCACCGTTTTGATAAATAGTCATCCTATTGGTTTGACCATTGTCCGACAAAGCGATTTTACCTTGATTTGTTATACTGATTACTTCAAATTCAGCGTACAAAGTATTATAGGTAGATGTCAAATTCGTAACATCTAATTGAAATGGATTGTCTGCTGCTCTTGTTTGAGCAGAGCCGTAGGTTGGTATATAGGATGTTGGGTAAGAGCCTTCTTCAAGTTGTGCGCCATAAACATAGAACGATTGACCTGCAGGCAAATCCCTTGCTATTTGAATCTGACCACTTATAGTATTAGATGGGGTAAAAGAAAAACTAATTCTTGTAAATGTTTCTGTGTTTACTTCATTTTCTTTATAGACACGATTTGATGAACCGTCATACCATAAAAACTGAACTGTTGATGCATCTATATTTTTAACCCAAGCACTAAAAGTATATGTGGTTCCCGCAACGTAAGGTATGCCGCTATTTGTTATTTTACTACTAATATTTAAACTTGTTATTTTTGAAACATTAGCATAACCTTCTGGGCTAACAGTATTATCTACATCAACAGATATTTCTTGCAGTGTAAGCCCACCCATCCACTCACTTTGCTTAATCAAATTAGTCCTACTCGGCTCCAATAATAGACTCGGACAAGTAGCATCCGTATAATCCAAGCGAGGCATATTATCTGTAAGACCTGCATACACAGGAACAGTAGTAGTTTCAAGGTATGGGTATGCAACTAAGCCTTGGTTGAGCTGTGCGTCTTGGATGTAGATAGTCCCTGTTACATCTTGGTTAGATGAGTTTTGAGGTTTGATAAGTAAGTTCTGCGTACTAGTTTTATTAAGAACAATAGAACATCTGTACCAATCCGTAGTACCGCTTACTAATTCAATGTTTTGAGAAACAGAATTACCACCAGCGGATACGGCAGTTCCATTTGTTAAATCAAATCTTGCAGCATCACCACCTATAAATACAAAAATTCTATCTAAACTACCTGCTTTAGCATAAAAACTAATTGTCATCACACCTGTAAGCACCAATGCATCTTTACTGAAATATGCAGCAGCAAGTTTGTTTACAAGCCAAGCATCGTTAGTACCATCATATCCTGCTTCTCCGCCTGTAATTTCATACTGCGAATCGCTTTGCGCCCAATTATTTGATTGTAGCAGCGTGTTCTCATACCCCTTCTCAATCAGTCCGTTTTCATTTACCCTTGTAGCAGTATCAGTACCACGAGTATAAGTGAAATCACCACTACCATCAGTAGGTAGTTGGCTGTATATTTTTCCTTCTTTGTAAGCCCCTGGTATCATTACAAGAGAGGCTTGGTCTATTAGTGGGAATTGTGCCATATTATACTGTGGTTAGGGCTTGTAATTCTGCATCGCTTAATCGTTCTTTAAACAATACTAATTGATTGAATTTTGATGATTTTTTTGAATTTACATATCCACCAACATTAAAATTTAATGTATCAATAAGAATATTTGGAGTCCAAGTCCAAGTATTGTTTGTTAATATTTGCGAACCATTAGCATAAACAGCAAAATTGTTTGATTGGTATGCAACGGCAATTTTGATTTTATCGGTATTTGCAATTGATGTAAATGTAGTAGAACTCACACCATCAGCCCAAATAATAACCCTATATATATCGTTGTTTGCATCCAAGAAAATAGCATTAGTCGTAGTTCTATTTAAAGAAAAAATTTCGGTGCCATTTGGTGAATGTCCTTCAATCTCTAAAAACAAAGTACCTTCCGTTTGACCAATCAAAGAAGAAAAGCCAGTATATGTTTGACCTTCCGCAGCCCTCGTTTGGCTGCTTCCATAGGTTGGAATGTACGAGGTTGGGTAAGAGCCTGCTTCTATTTGGAAGCCGTAAAAATACATATCTCCAGCACTTGTAGCGGCTTGTGCCCGAGGTGTATTTAAGTCATTTGCTACCCACCAGTATACACTTGGTGCTGTGCCTAAATGGTCGTGTGATACCCAAATTCTATACCATCCGTTTCCGTAATCTTCAATATCATAGGTTGCTCCACTTGGTAAGGTTCCTACAACATTTGAGGTTCCATTTGCTACATCAAAATTGACTGCAAATGTTGAATTTGTACTTGTTACATATTGAATATATTGATGTGAACCAGCTTTTACAAAAACAGATGTTGTGGCGTCATTTAATGTCCCTACATTACGACCAAAGTATCTTGCGCCACCCGGTATAAATTCAAACTTACAAGCATTGTTTAATCCTTCGGGGCTTGTTGTATCGCTTGTATTTATTATAAAATCATTGCTTCGTGCTATTATTGAAGCATTTAAATACTCTGACTGGGACAATAAATTACTTCTACTCGGCTCCAATAATAGACTTGGACAAGTAGCTCCACCACTATAGTCAAGTCTCGGCATATCGTCTGTGAGGCCTCCGTATACAGGTGCTGTAGTTGTTTCTAAGTATGGGTAGGCTACAAGGCCTGGGTTGAGCTGTGCATCTTGGATGTATAAATAGTCTCCTGCTGAAATACTTGTAGAACCATTATCTCCAATAAACAATCGTATTTGAGTAACACTTCCTGATGTCGTAAAAGAGCATCTAAAGAATCCATTTCCTGCTGATTCAATAAAGGATGAAATTCCCGATGAAGAACCTAATGCACCATCACCACTCAAATCAAACCAAGCAGACTCGGTAACCGATGTATAAACTCTAATTTGAAACCAACTTACATTTCCCTCTTTGACATAGAAACTATGTGTTTGAACTCCAGATATAGTAGTGAAATCTCTTAAATATCCATTTGTAGCATTAGCAGTTATTTTCCAAGCATCATTCGTACCATCATATCCTAAATATCCACTTTCTGGAGTATCAAGCCCTGAACTTTGCCAAGCAGATGTATCCGAAAAATTATTACTCTGCTCAAGTACGTTACCATACTCCTTCTTGATGTATCCGTCCTCACCTACTCTCGTAGCAGTATCCGTTCCTCTACTAAAATTAAAGTCACCACTCCTATCCGTAGGCTTTAAACTATATAACTTGCCCTCCTCGTATGCGTGAGGGAGCATCACCAAAGATGCCTTGTCAAATGCGTTACTCATATTATGCTATTTGTATTGCAACAAGTGCGTTATAAGATGCTAATAAGCAGCTCTTAGCCTCTATAGTAGCCGAAGAAGGAATATCTTCAAGCAAGAATGCTAATAGTCCCGTCTCAGAATTTATGTTCTGTAGTGCAGTAATCTCAGCAGATATACAATCGTAAGACTCTATAGTACCACCATCATTAAATACACGAAGACCAAAGTTCTTGTACCCTACTTCAGTGGAAGAGCCTTGATAACCACCACTTCTGAAAAGGTAAACCTTTCTTCCAATGTCAGTAGTTACAGCATCAGCTAAATATCCCGTACCTCTGTAGCTGTACGCCATTATGCAAATATTGTTTGGTCAGTAAATGGAGTCTTGTCATCAAGAACTAAAGATGCAATCCCACTTTCTGTGTTTAGTGTGATGTTTACGAAAGACTTGTCTGATACTCCTGTACCACTATTAGCCTCGTAGTTCATCGTTAAGCCATCCATCCACCCTGAGATAGTCACAGAGTCATTATTGTGCAGTAGAACCGCTACAATGTCCTCTCTGCGGCTCATATAGTCAATCTTATTGACCTTATTATCTACAGCTGGTGATTGAATAGTAATATTAGTTGAAACAACTCCTAATCCGTTAGAAGTGTTTTTATTTTCAGTGAATGTAGTTGTACCATCTTTTACATTGTGTTCAAATGTAACAGTGTTTGCAGTAGCAACAGAAGATACAAGGGTTTCATCTAATGGGTCAAAGGTGATAGTGATATCACTCTGTAGCATTAGAATAGCTTTCTTGATACCACCTGTAACTTTCTTGTTACAATTAATATCAATATCGCTTAGTAATATAGAACAGTTGAAAGCCAAAATTATAAATATTTTAAGTTAGTTTTATTTGGGTTCTGACCCGTAAGCATTGCATTAAGCGTTCTACTTTTATAATTTACACTTTTAGCAGCGTCTTTAACGGTACAATACACTTTACCCGTAGAGGTGTCTATAACCTTTTTAGCTCTGGATGGTTTTTTTCTTTTACGAGCCGCAATAGACATTTTTATTTTTGATTCATTAGTATGTTTTTGCCCAGTCCAAGGATGATTTTCTCCTCGTGCAGTCTTTACAGAAAGCATAAGATTCATAAAGCCTTTTTGACTTTTATATAAATCTATTAACTCTTGTTCAACCAAGTCTAAATACCTCTCTGTAGAAGTAAAAAGTATTTCGTAATTGAAATCATTGTATTTGTTAAAAGCGTTTTGCATATAACTATTACAATGTCTATTTGATTTCAACTCGCTAATGTGGTTTTTCATTCTAATATTAATATCAGTGGTTTGACCAATGTAAAAATTGTCACTAATATTAATTTTGTAAATGAAAGCCATAATTTAAGTATAAAAAAAGGGAGAGAAGAAATTAATCAACTCTCCCCCCTTGTGTTAATTTACAAGTTTTGCTTATTAAGCAACGTCAGTCCACTCAGCGTCTGTGATGTCGTAAGCAAGACTAGACTGCTCGCCAGTCAAAGTCAATTGGTAACGGTTTTTGTCACCACGAGCAGCACCTGAAGCACCATCAACAGTAGAAACAAATAGTCCGTAGTCAAAACCAACTAAGTGGTGAGTACCAGCAGCAGTTTCAATGAAAGCTACGATCTCAGCATTTGGGTTAGCCAACTCTTCTAATACATCACGGTGAGTACCAGACATCTTAGGAATCTCTACAGTGATAGTAGGTACAGCAGAAACAGAACCATCAGAGATAGTCTTTACATCAGTGAAAGCAGAGAAGCCGTCTTTGATGTTAAACTCCAATTCAAACACATCGCCATCAGCAAGAAGGTCGGAAGTTGCAGGAGTAATAGTAACTACATTAGAAGCTACAGAAACCAAAGGTGTAACACCTGCAGTTAAGTTAGCTTTATCGCCAATGTAGATTTTTGTAAGCCCTCCTAGGGCTAGGTCATCACAAGAGTAAGAAACTCCAGCAATTACAGTATTACAAGCCATTATTTATAAGGTATTAAATGGAGAGGCACCAGGCCCCTCCGTTATTATTTAATTATGATTAGGCAGCATCGTAAGCGAGAACCATTTCCTCACCCTTGTAGTAATCGAAACCTAACTTGAAACGACCGAACAAGTATTCTGCTTGCTCTTTAGCTTCGTATTCGTTACCGATAGCACCAGTATCATTGTAGTTATCTGTCAACAATACCAAGTTGCTTGGAGCAGACAAGAAGAAGTGGTCAGCACTCAAAGATGGCATATGGATTACTTCCATACCGTAGTATGTTGGAATCTCACCTTTGATAATACCTTCAGGAGTAGTTGTGTGCTTGTTAGCGATAGCGATTTGGTAAGATTGGTAAGCAACGCTTCCTAAGAAGTAAGCAGGCTTGAACTCACGATCAGCATCACCGTATACAGCAGCAACCATTACAGCAGACATTTTCTCGTATGCATCTTCCATATGAGTTAAGATGTTAGCAGAAGAGATAGCAGTAGCACCGATATCAAGAACTTGAGCAGCTGGTACAGCATCGCCACCAGACTTCATTTCAGCAAGAAGTTCAGTGTTAGCTTGAACTAAAGCTTTCTGAGCAGCTAATTTAGCGAAACGGTCGAAGATCCAAGAACGGAATTCAGCATCCAATGTTTCTGGGTTCAACTGACCTTTCTTAAGCATCAAACCACGGTAAGAAGACTCTAGAGCATCCTTACAGTTTTTGAAACCCCAGTGGAAAGTTTGAACAGTCATCTCTTTTTCAGTAACTGCAGCATCGAAAGTCTCATCGAATGAACAGTTAGCACCAGCAACAAATCCGTCACCGTCACCTGCTTGAGCAGATACAGAGAAGATTGGTACGTTCAATTTACTTTTTACTCCATCAACGATAGAGAAACGGTTCAGCACAGCTGCTGATTTTACCATTGTGTCGATAAACAAGTCTGGTCTGCGGTCTCCCCAATCACCAGTTACACCTGTAACACCGAAATTCATATTATTTGCCATTTTATATTAGTTTTAAAAAATGATTCGTTTTACTTAATTTACAATAATTACTTACGGTTGAAGAAGTTATTGATGATATCCATCTTCTCTGGAGTGATGGCATCAAAAACAACTGTCTTATCTTCTACAGATTCAGATACTTCCTCAGCTTTTTGTTCAGCAGCAAATTGCTCCTCAACTTCCAACTCGTTAGTTTCTTCTTCAGCAGAGTATTTCTCTTCTTCCTTCATAACCTCTTCTTCTTTTTCAGAGGCCATTTCTTCTTCGTCAGAAGTCATTTCCTCTTCTTTATCATCAGAAGCCATTTCTTCTTTTTCTTCATCTTTGTCTTCAGCCATCTCTTTTTCTTCAGATGTGCCCATAGACTCGATGTGCTTTTGAATCATTTCAACGGCAGACTTTAAGTCTTCAACGCCAGCGAACTTTTCTTCAAAAGATGTCATAACTTCCAAGAGCGAGTTATTCTCGTTCTCCAAAGCCTCAATTCTTGCCTCGTACTTGTTCATCATAGCCTCAAATTGAGCCTCTAACTTACCAAGTTCTTTGGCGAAAGCAAATTCATTCATTTGTTCTTCGTTATTAATTGTTGGTTTAATATCCGCTTTAATCTCAATAGAGAAACCATTAATCTCTCCATTTTCAATTGCAGTAAATAATTCGTCAGACTCAATCTTTGCCTTTACGAATACGGTTCCGTTTGGTAAGCTATAACCATAGTCTACTGACTTATCGTTATCACTCTCTTTAGTCCAAACTTCAAGCATAACCACCTCATCAGTATCGTAGGAGTGGTTAATACCAAATGCGTTAAATAGTCCTTCCTTAGAATACTTGTACATAATTTGCTGAATAGTCTCCTCAGTGAATCGTACATAGTAGTATCCCATATCGGGTGAGAATCGTAGGATCTCCTTATTAGGAATCATAATAGGCCCTACAACCTCTTTCTTCTTTTCATCAGCAAACATCTGTACTTTCTCAACTTCATTGAAGTGAATAAAGTCTTCCTCAATAGCGGGCTTGTCTACAAGAGAAATCTTGTACATCCCTTGAGCGATGTCTTCTAATGATATATCAAATAATGGTAACTTATCCATTTTATTTTATTTTAAATCTGTCAAAAAAACCGTTGTAGTTATTTTTTATCCTTGATTTTACGGTCACCCCACGGGACGTTAGCCACATCCGCACTTGCCTTAACTGTTCCTTTTCGTATAGACTCAGCTTTTCTAATTGCCCAGTTAACACCGCTTGTTCCTCCCCAACCAAGCCAAGCAACATAGCCTCTATCTTTCCAAGGCGTGTCCTTATACTTAGGGTCAATCGCAGCATTCTTTCTATGACGATTAAACGCAGCCATTCTAGCAATAGTCTCATATGATAGTTTTCTTCTTGATGCTAATTGGTTTGCACGAGTCCAGCCCACAGAAGTCATTCCTTTAACTTCTTTGCCGTGTTTCTTCTTCCACTCAAGAACTTTTTTAGCGTTGTTAGTAGCAGATTGTGGGTAGTCGTTGTATGTAGCCATTGTATTAATTTACAATTATTGTAGTAATCCTTTAATAGTCAAGTAAGCGTAGTCTTCAAAGACTTCACCCTCTGCACTCTTTACTAATATCTCAGACTGATTTATTCTAGTTGATCCTAAAGTCTTGAAGAAAAAGTCTAAAGACGCAAGCTCTGAAGTTTGTAGTACCATATTAAATTCTATAGTAGGACGATTAGAATACTTTATCTTTTCGTTATCTGTATAGAAGGTGTAGTAGTCGGTTGTGTTACCGTCTTTGTCCTCAGCTAGTAGATTCCACCCTTGAGTATTGTAGTGAAACAATCTACCGTTAAAAGGCATTATTGCAAAGTTCTTATATATCCTTTGAGTTATCGTGAGTATATTAGGTCTAGCCTCACTATTAACTACAAAAGGTTTTTTGATTATTGTGTTGAAGAGGGGTTTATCTACATAAGCAAATCTCAGCCCAATATCCTGATGTTTTGTAAACAAGTTAGGCGTAAAAGAAACTTCGTTAGAAGAGACAATACCGTTTATAAGGTTATCATTCTCTGGTTGGAATAATGCTTCGCCACACACTGACTTATAGTACACTGAAGATTTAAAATCTATAACTAAATCAGATACACCATCTGCGTTTATCTCTTGAGTAGTGCTACCTATAGTGATATCTTTATCGTACTCATCGTCAAAATAAAGTCCGTAATCTTTATTATTTATTGTCAAATCCTTGACTTTGTCACCTCCAAGGTATACCTTTACAGACTTAAGGTCATCTACTAAGTCGTTTATATCTTGATTACCGCTTCTCATCAAATGAAGCGGGTCTATCCTTAGTACGTTTTGACTACCTACTTTCTCGTAATAGATTCCACAATTAAATCTTTTACATATACCTAATAATACATCGTATGGAGTAAGGGTAGCTGTGTTTTGTAGAGACTCATAAATATTATAAACGTCATCTACAAAGTAAGGATTGAAGTTTGCATTGGCTAAAAACTTAATATTTAACTGTGCGTAGTCCTCAGTTCTAGTAATAGCCTTTCTAACATCTTCTGTAGTATAGGTATTTGCTATCGTAGATATAGCTTCTTTTCTTCTGTTGTTACCAGTTCCTTGATTAACATAGTTGTCGGCTACACGGGCTACAACCTCTCCTTGTAGTGGTTCAATGAAATAGTTAATACCGTATCTACTCTCACCAGAGATTTCTATATCGGTATCGCTAGGTAGGAATAGCTCGTCTTCAAGTACCCATCTAAGCTCATCTTCTACATTCTGAACACTTGGTGCAAACACCACTGGTCTTCTGTAACTATTGTCTTCAAAGAAATGATAATCGGTACTTCCACTGACCCATACCTTTTGAGAGCTTCCTCTTTGAGGTATTGCATCTGATATAGAAAGCTCAATAGCTGTTTGAGTTGAGTCCTCTAACCTTAACTTCTTAACCATCTCACCATTCTCCCATACACCAATGAATATACCAAAGGTCATTGTGCTATTTGGGTCTGCTACATCTATTTGATAAGTTAGACCGTCTTCACCAATAACAGGTATTTCAAAATCCATATTAGTTACAACAGCCGAGGCGTTGCCAGAGTTAAAAGCCATCCCTGCATTGAAAGACATAAAAGGAGCAAAATAGCCTCTTTCATAGCCAAAGGCTAAATCGTTTGGATACGCAGCGTTTGTTGCATCTAGACCGTAATCTGTTTTAGTTGTTACGGGTGTAATTAAACCTGTCTCAGGGTCTGTAGTAGACGCACCATAATTACCAAAAGTTTCTGAATTCCAAAAGTAATTGGATATAAACTCTTTATCTACTTGGTCAAGAGTTTTATTTCCCGTTAAGCTTTCATTTGTACCTGCCCAAAACGGTGCTTGACGAAGGAAAAACTCTCTAGTGTTTGTATTTACATCAGCTTCAAGCTTACAAGGAATAAGCATCTGTAGCTTCTCAGCTTCAAAGTCTGGTATAGCCTCAGCGTAGTTTAACGCAAATAACTTACTGTCTACACGAGTGCTAAATCCTTGAGCCGTTAGCCAGTACCCCAGTGTAGTTAAAAAGTTTTTTACAGAAAACACAGGTACAATACCCGCTCTATCCATACCCGTACCGTACTCGGTAAACTGTCTTTCTCCATACCCAAACTTCCCATCTACATCGTTACAGAAGTCTATGTATGGAAATATAATTGGTTTATCTACAGGGTTTTGACCTATAACACCAGCTTCACCAGGATTTAATGCTGAGCTAGCAGGAATAAAAAACCTTACGAAGTCATTGTCTTGACGATAGTAAGTTCCGTATGAACTTGTATCGGCATTATAAACATCTGCTATAGTAGTGTCTTTTAAATCACTAATGTACTTGCTTACATAGTCATCTAAATTTACATCTATATACGGCTCGTCAGATAAATACTCAAACGCCTGAACATTAAGCAATCCTTCTAGATTTACGTTTGACGATCCAAACACAGTAATCTTAAAGAATAAAGGGTCTTTAGGAAACAGGTCTTGCGTGTCTACTAATGGATTGTAATTAAACCTAGAAGCACTCATATTCAGAGTAGTCATAGGTATCTTCATTGAGCTAGAAAAAGGCAGACGTATCTTACCCGGCTCTAAGCTGTCATAGAAGTCTACATTATATTCTAGCTGAGGGTTTGGAAATAAATCAACTTCAAAAAAAGTAGAATTATCTCTGCTTATCTCTAATTTAAAAACCATTATCTAGTTGCTATTTTAAACTCTAAAGAAGACTTAAACTTGTTGTTTAGTGTTATGATGCTATCGCCACCAAAAGCTACAAGGTACGCTAAGTCATCACAGCTGTCTTTAAACACCGTCCAAGTAGTAGATATAAGTGTTTTTACATCTCCGTTAAAAAACCTCCTTGTATCATCTACAATAAGGTTGTAGTCAAACGATGTCTTGTAAGGTCTGTAGCTCTCTGAGTATAAGGCTAATCCCGTTGAGGTCTCTATCTTGTAACTACTTACATTGGTATGCAGTAGCGTTGATGAAGCATCAAAGTAATACGCTAGGCTTGGTGTAAAGGTAGAGGAAACAGCAGGTACATTTGAATAGATAAACTTATCAAACTTTCCTCTGTTGGGATTATCTTTAACCACAACTACTACACCTCGAGTTTCATTTATCTTAATATAAACCACATCTCCAGCAGCACCTAATGGGTTTGTAGCAGTTATAGTCTCTTCATCTGTAACGGTACACAACCCCGTGTTTAATGCAACGGGAGTATTAGTGCCGTAAAAATTATAGTCGCTCATTATATCTTGTCGTTTCTATCTCTTAATCTTCTCTCATTCTCATTTGCTCTCAAGTCTTTACTTGATACAAACGCTCTAACGGGCTTACTTGTACTTATAGCTGTAGAAGTTGTAGCTTCAGCGATAGCCTTTAGATAATCTACACTTTCATTAACATTAGCGTTAACTATACCACCAGAGGCAAATTTATAAGCTGATTGCGAAACAGGAACTTTGTAAGAGCTGTTTATCTTTTCAAGCAAACCTCTATGCATAGCAGCGGCTTTCTTGTTTACAATAAACTCTCCACCCTCCATCTCGTATCCACTTTGACCTTGAACAGTAAAAGGCACTCCCCCTTGGTCGTGTGATGGCCCGTTAACCATACCCCCTTCTTCGTATTTTACAGGGAAGAATTTACGTCTTCTAATGGCATCAGCTTTAGCAGCTCCTGCTGCTCCAATAGCTGCTGTACTAAGTATAGATAAAATACCAGCAGTAGTAAAGTCATACTTTTCGTAGTTGTTAAGTATGTTTGAGAATAAAGCTTCAGCTGTTTCTGCCGCTACTATATTCAAGTCTGATTTCTTTTGAGCATCAAATATCTGTTTATTGATATCGTTCTCATCAGCAAGTTGCTTTTGTCTAAGTTCTTTTTGTTTTGCTCTAAACTGAGACTCGGTAATTAACTGATTATCTAACTGTGATTTTAAGATATCACCTTCAACCTTGTATCTGTTTTTTATTGCATCTAACTCGGCATTTAATCTGTTGGTAGTATTTTGTAAAGCCGTTTCATTGTAAGCCTTAGCCGCATCTGCAATCTCTCCGAAGATATCATTTAAAAGCTTTTTAGTGTTTTTAATTATATCATCCTTAGTCTTCTTACCCGGTGTGAGGTTAGAGTATATGTAGTCAGATATAACCTGCATCTGATCATCGGTAAGGTCGAAACCAGCAAATGTTTCTGCTATACTTTTGTTGATTGCATCTTCATCGTCTGAGCTTAATACACCACCGTTCTTAAGTACGTCAGCAAATCTATCTTGAAGAGACTTCGCTAGGTTATCTGCCGCATCTAAAGCCTCAGGTAAATCTAGAGTAAGTTCAGCTACAGAAGCGGTCATTTGCTTCATACGTTCATTAGCCTTTTCTAATATCCTTAAGTTATCAGTAGAAAAACCAGCAGCCTTCCAAAGCTTTTCTTGATCGTCTAATTGCTTATTAACGCTATCTAGGTATCCCTGTATATCAGAGTTAGCAGTCTTTTGAAGTTCTGCTCTCTCTTTCTCTGCATTTACTTGTTGGTCAATAAGAGCTGATTGTTCTTCAGAAAGCTTCTTACGCTCTTCGTCTGTTTTAGCATTTTCCTTTTTTACCGCTAAATTCTCAATCTCATTTTGGCGAGTCTTGATTTGTATTTCAAGTATCTTTTGGTCTTCTTTTAATTGATTTTTGCGCTCTGCTATTGAGTTTCTAAGTCTTGAGAATTCTAATTCATATTCTTTTTGTGCAAGAGCAAATAACTCTTCTTTAGAAAGGTTTACGTTAGTTAGGTTTGTAATCTCTTGATCGTACTGTTCTAATCGTGCTTGAGCAATAGAAAGTTCTCTTTCTGCTACTTTGATAACCTCCTCAGGACTTCCCTCGGCTCTTAAAGACTTTAAAGTGGTTTCAAGTTTAGTTGTAACCTCTTGTTGATCAGTTCTTATATCTCTAAGGTCTTTCTCTTTATTGTTAATATCAGTTCTAAGTAAAAGACCCTCGCGAAGACTCATATTCTCATTATCACGTCTTTCTTGAAGACCTTTTAATGTATCTTCATATTGCGTTTCAATATCGTTACGAGCGTTAAATAAAACAAACTGTTCGGCTTGACGGCCAATCTGACGAGCAATTTCTTTTTCGGTAGAAAGCCTTTCTTCAGAGGTAACAGCGTATTCTCTATTCTTCTTGTTAGCGTTTATTAGCTCATTCTTTTCATTTAATAATTCAGCGACTGTTTCTTTCCCAAGGTCTTTAGCTCTACCTTTTGTAAGTAAGTTCATTGCATCTATCTCTGCAATTCGCTCTTGGTTTTCTACATATTCTAACTGCAAAGGATTTAATGAGTCCTTAAATAGCTTTGTAGCTTCTTTAGCGTATATCTCTTCTCTGTTTGCAAATTTACCTGATGCATCAGCAAGTTTAACTGCATTTTCAGCTGCCTCACCTAATCCTTCAGAAAAGCTGTCAGGATCAACATCTGCTAAAAACTCCATAGCAAGTGCAGTTTCGTATCCTTGCCTATCAAGTAGCTTTAGCGATGTACGTAGTAACCCCGATACTTTTAGGAAATTACCAAACTCAATCTGAACACGGTTAAATGCAGACTTTAAAAGGTCTAAGTTTCCTGCGTAGGTATCAATCTGCTGTGCCGAGGCAATAGCTGCTGCACCTACATTGTAGTATTTACCCTCAAGGTCTTCTAATACATCTACGTTTTCAATAAGGGTAATAAGCTGTGCTGCATTTCTTTTACCGACAAGGTCAACTGCTTCACCAAGAGATATCTCTTCTTGCGCGAGTTCCTTAACTACCGTAGTAAGGTCTTTACCAGTGGTAGATAGTTCTGTTAAAATACCACGAAGACCAGTACCAATACGAGATGCTGTAAAACCGTTATCGGCCAAGATAGCCATCGCAGTAGAGGTCTCTCTAAAGCTTGTGCCTACCTCAGCACCAAGTGGCCCAATGTACTGCAAGGCTGTACCAAAGGACTCAAATGAAAGTGCCGAAGAGTTAATTACACTAACAAGGGTATCCGATACATTAACCGTTTCAGCTGCCGTAAGGTTGTATTGGTTTAGAATCTGACCAATCTTTTGTGCTACTGGACCTACCTGCTCACCAAGTGCCTGAGCCGTTTCCGCCACGGCAAGTGTAGCTCCTTCAATCTCATCAACGGTAAATCCTAACTTACCAAGTTCTGTTTGTAGCTGTACAATTTCCTCTGAAGTAAACTTTGTACTACCCGCAACATTAAGTACGTTTTTTTCTAGCCTAGAAAGTTCCTCGTTGTTAATACCAGTAACAGCTTGTAGCTGCGCTAGTTGTGCCTCAAAGTCTACAGCTGCCTTGAATGAACCTACTAAAGCTTGTTTAACACCGTTAAGAATACCACGAAAGACTTCTACAGCTGTACCAATACCTGTGATACGACCGATAGAGCGACCAAGCTCAGAGCCGGAGAAACCTTTTCTTAGGTTAGCAGCGAATCCACCACCAACATCGGCAGCTTCTTTTGGTCTTGAATCACGGTATTTTTTTATGTTTTTCTCTCTAGCCTTAAGAGCGTTTTCTTGAGCTTTTACTTTTAAAGTCTCAGCGTCTTTGTATTCTTTTGAGCTTTTCTTATACCTTCTTTGAATACGGTTAAGTACAGCTAGTTCGGCTTCTAAACGTTTAGTTGTGCTTAATTTAGATGAACGTATTTTTTGAAGCTCAAGCTTGTCGTTTGCTTTTAACGCAGCAAGTTTTCTTCTCTTATCGGCTTTTAACCCAGAGTTTTTTACATTCTCTGACTTCTTGTACTCTTTGAGTTCAATATCGGAAAGCTGTTTTAACGCATCTTTTCTTTCCTTAGTAGACTTTCTTTGGAGAGTGTTATACTTAGCTAGAGTGTCTGATTCGTTTTTTACGAGTTCTTTTCTCTCCTCTATCTCTTCGTTTAACTTAGCCTCATCTTGGATAAGTTTTTCTAACTGCTTACCATATTCAGTATAGATTTGCTTGGCACTTTTACCTGCCTCACGCATCAACTGAATACCACGCTGAATGGTTTGTAGTTCGCTATTAATTAAGCCTAAGCTCTTGCTTAACTTACCGAGAGTTGCATCTCCTTTTCCTTTAGCCATCTTAATATATTTCTTCTATTTCTACTAACACATCTACGTATTGGTCTTCTGCCATCTCAGCCACCCAATCACTTATAGCTACCTCAAGTATATCTTGAAACTGTAGTCTAATATCATCCGCGTAGTCGTAACGTGTTCTTAATTCATTTTCTTCTATAATATTCTGTTGAATATGGTAAGCCATAATCTTCATACCCGTTATACCTGTGTAAGGCCCGTATGTTTTTTTCTCACCACTTTTTAGTGAAGAGGTTACATAAGAATTTACACGTATGTTTTTAGCCTTTATCCATCTAACGAGACCTTCTAATGAAGGGATCATCTGCGAATCGGCATATTGTGATGAACCGTACTCAGAATCAAGCTTAACTCCGTATCTTCCCCAGGGTATCTCTATCTCTACAACTACATTGTCTAGTATTTTTGTTTGAGCATCAATAGATGATCGCACAGTTACCATCTTACCGTACCTTGCCGCAGATATACTTCGCGTTAGTCCACCGTTAGCATACTGATTATTACCTTTCAGCATAGACTTAAAGGTGGATTTTACGTCAAATCGTCTTAACTCTCTGACTACCAATGCCCTGAGTCTTCCTCTCTGTTGTTGGGGACTTAACATTAGTTATCTATACCTGCATTGTAATTTTTTCTAGAGAATGATACCGTAACTTCGAACATAGCTGAGGTTATATTATCGTCCTCGCTAACCATATTCATAACATCTACATCGTCTATATAGCAGTTTTCGTCTTGCTGTATAAGGTAATCTTGGAATTGACCTACGACAAATAGATTTTCTTCTGTAGATTTTACTAAGGCTAATTCATCTGAGGATATACACCTGTCTAATAAAGCGCAATCAAATGATAAGGTATATATGGGTCTAGCTAAATCTCTAGATACATTAGAGCTGCTCGGTATCATAACCATAGTTCTGTAATTAAATTCTCTGTTCTGCAAGTCTTCATCAGACCCTAAGAATAAGAACTCATTTATCATATTATGATTGGTGCAAAAGTCTTTTACTAACTGGTAAAAATCAGATAGATTGTTCATAGCAGCATTTTTGTAATTTACAATTTATTCATAGATTCTTGCCTTCTAACCTCAGCTCTGTCTATCTTTTCTTTTTGAGTAATGTAGCTCATTTCAGGCAGCACTTTAGACATTTTAAGCATATATATCTCATCATATCGAGTAATGTCTTCCTTGGCTAGCATTCTAACCATAGAATACCAGTACCATTGGCTATGAAAGAGGTTTTCGTTTGTTTTATTCTCCTTCTCTTCCTCTTCTATATCCTCTTCATCATCGTTTATCTCATAAAACACACCTGAGAATTGCTTGAACAAAACATAATCTCTGTTTTCTAAATAAAAATTTACGACACTGTAAACATCTTGCACGGGTGATGACAATATATCTTGCTCATTTTGCTTTTCGTCATCGGGGTTTTCATTATCAAACTCCTTATGGTGTTTAGGTCGAAGGATTAGTTTAGCGAATTCTAAATCCCTTTGATTCTCGCTAGTAAACTTTGTTTTTCCTGTAATTATCTGCTCAAGCATAATAAACTGACCCAATACGGCTTGCTCAACACCATAGGTGACGCTAAATTTCTCTTTTATGTAGTCACTAACCTCTGCTTTCTCACTTATGGGATAAGTTTCCCTTATGAGCCGAGACATTTTAAGCCTTTCTAACGGCTCCAATTTATTCAGATATACATCTATGTCATTTTCTGAATTAAACTGCTTAAAAAGCTCTATATGGGTCTTAAAATCGATCATATAAACATAGTTATACCTCCGTCTTGCTCTTCAAAGGCACAATATGCTGCAATTGCAAGGCTCATTACCATATCATCGTGCTTGCCCTCAGTATTTGAGAACTGCAAGTTTCCCGTAATAGGGTTTCTCTTACTCTTGAAATCGTAAATCTCCTTCACAAGGTTGGTATCGTTAGGTATTTTAATTATTCTGTCCTCAAATAACTTAATCAAGTTACGAATAATTTCTGGTTTACTCTTACTGGTGGTGTAAAAAGGAACCATTTTGTAAAGGCGATCATCCTCAGTAAGGTCATCAAACAATAAATCGTTGTTATTAACCTCAAAATAAGCCGCTGCAAGCAATCCATCCCTGTCGTAGTGCAAGTAAAAGTCCTTTATTCGGTTTTTAAACTCTTCCGAGTCCATATTCTCCTCCTTAAAGTTGAATCTGTCTATGCCAATAACTCTGTAGTCCTCTGTTATTGCTGTAAGCACGGTATAATCCTGCGCCACACCGATATCCATACCTATGTAAACACGCTCACATTCCTTGCTCATATTCTCATCCACAGCCTCATCAACATTGCTAAACAAAGCATTCGCACTAACAGGCTTACACAAGAACTCCTGGTCAAACTGCGACTTGGTCATACTCTTCTTAATCCCAAGTACAGTCTTATCCACATTCTCATCATTCAAGTCAAGGTAAGTACGCTTAATAGATTTTATCTGCTCAACATTCTCCTCTACCTGCCCCTCCTTATACCACTCGTAAAACCAGTTAGGCCCATTGAAGGTAGATGCGGCACAAACCTTACCACCCGTTCTAGTAACCATAGGAAGTAGAACTTCATTGATAAAGTCAAGCTTCATATACGCTGCCTCATCCAAGTAAATATAATCCAATGTAGCACCACGAAGGTTATCGCCAGAGTCAGCAGAGCGAAACTTAATAAAGCTCCCGTTGTAGAAATACATCTCGTTAGCCTTTCTATCGTACCTCTTGATTATCTTGCTCCATAAATCCTGATGGCCACTGAACATCCCCTCGATATCCTTCATCACCTTATTGGCCTGATCCTGTATAGGCGATACCCAGAACATTCGGTGTTTAGGGTTGTTTAAAGCCCTCATCACACAATCATTCTGCATAAAGAAAGTCTTACCCGTCTGTCTACCCGCAACTAAACAACTAATAAATGGAGCATCCTGATGTACGAGCCGATGAAAATCCTTTTGCGGCTCAGTAGGTTTATATAACTTAATCTGCATCTATATCCAAAAAGTCTTGTTCCTCTGTAGGCTCAGTCAAGTCTATCGTAGCAGTAATATCAATCTTCGTCTGCTCTACCCTGGTAGGAGCCTTATACCCTTGCATATCGTTAATAATCTTTATCGCCTCCATAGCAGCCTTCATATCGTTATTGACCAATGCCATATCACGAATCCTAATGAGTGCCGTAAGGTTAGTACCCTTCGCTGCCTCAATACTCTTCATCTCAGCATTAGCTATCGCCATAAGCTCCTTATGAAAAGCTGTACCCGAAGTTCTCCTGTCCCGATAATAATTGGTGTAATTCAAATCTCTAGCAACCTTAGATGATGCATCCATACCCTCATCCTTAATCCTCTCAAGGAACTCGAACTGAAGGTCTGTTAGTTCGCTACCGCGACCCTTAACTATCCTTCCTTGACTATTTCTCTTTGACGCCATATAACGGTATTTTATGCATCCCAAATCGCTCCTTAAAAAACAAACCATCAAACTCTGGTGCCGAACTATCAAAGTGATACCACTTGAATATAGCAACCTTTACATTCTGAATACAACTACCACAAGCAGTCTTGG